AGGTGAGTTATGACTCCTTTGGAAGTGCGTTGGCTAAAGTCAATGCCGGAGAGTCAGTTGATGGAGATCCCGCAGGTGAACTTGCTTGGCAACTTAAGCTGGGTATTGAGTCTGCAGCCACAGTGGCTCGCAATAATAGGATGGTACGGGCATTTGCTATCGCACCGACCGCCTCGTGCAGTTATAGAAGCAAAGATTTGGATGGCTATACTAGCACACCAGAGATCGCACCGCCTATCTCAAGATCAGTTGATAGAGACTCTGGAACGTTTGGTGTAGAACACTATGAATACGGCGATGTAGAAATCGCTAGTGAAGTTGGTTGGGATGCTTATAGAAAAGTAGCTGACCAAATAATGATAATGTTAGATAATACGGGACTTCTTCACGGCTATAGCTTTAACTCTTGGAGTGATGTTGTAGAATACGATAATGAATTCGTAGAAGAGTGGTTACTTTCACCTCAAACCTCCCTTTACTACAGTCTGCAAGTTATGTCAGACACCCAAGATAAGACAGATGCGTATGCAGCATTAGATCAAGGTGATGTTGACGACTACTTGCAAGATATACTATCTGAGAAATCAGATGAAGCTATAAATTGTGATTGTCGAGAATAATGAAAAAAGACCCTTATGCAAAATTACTCAGTAGAAAACGTACATGGACACCCATCCAAACTACAGCTGGCAAGCTTAAGGATGGTGCCGAAGAGGCCATCTACCGTGCTCTTGCAATACGCCATATGGAGTTACCAGTTGGCGAGTTTATTACAGAAGCACTTGAGAAAGATGT